GGGTCAAGGCTCAATTTCTGCGGGTGCAAAAACATTAGTTGCAGCAATGCCAACTACATTGTTTGATTCGCTACCCGTTAGAATGCTTTACAACGATTCGCTTTCAAAGGCAGTACCAGGCGCAGGATTGGGAGATTATATAAAAGTTGGTGGTACAACAGTAACAGCTTCAAATATTGACGCGGAATATGCTAAGATTTATTTAGGTTTTCCATCAAAAGTCATCAATAAAATTAGCGCACCAAAATACATTTTTGCACCATTAACTGATTTACAGTTAATTGTAGCGGCTAATAAATTGGCTACCGTTTCTCAACAAATGCCTTTTTTAATTGAGAATCCAGCAGGAGCAAATCAAAGAGTTACGTACAATGGGATCGAAGTGAAATTCTACCCATTAGTAGGATTTAGAATCGCATCAATGCCGAAACACTTAAAAGTTTTGAATGACTTATCGGGGGATTTATCTTCTTTAGAAATTGGACAAATGGCGAATGGTGCTAAGTCTCGTTTTTTGAAAAACCAACAAATGATGACCACTTTCGTTACGAATCAAGACCTAAACGTTTTGTACAACGGGTAAAAAAAATAATAAGGGCGTTGAAAATACGCCCTTTTTTAAACTAAAAATATATGTGTGTTACATTAGGAGGTTCACGAAAATTATCGTGCATAAGCGGTCAAGCTGGAATAGACGCGGTATCAATTGGAGTTTTTAATTCACTTACAAAAGTGGCTACAACCTCGACAGGCGTAGTTGAAATTGCAACATCCTTTCCAGCGTTAAGTTTGGCGAGATTTGAAGTAAAAGCAACAACAGCTAATTTCGTTGAAAATGGAATTTCAGGCGGGGACAATAGAAGCAAGGGAGTCACAGGTAATTTACCTATTATATTAAACGTCCCCAAATCTGATGGGGTTAAAACCGTTAGCGATGTTAAGAAATTATTAGACGGTGAAGTCGTTTTATTTCTTGAAAGAAAAGACGGAACTATTACGGTTGCGGGTTCGCAAAATGGAGCAATGGCAATTACTATTGACGATCAAACGGGTGGAACAATTGGAGATTTAAACGGATTTACGGTTACATTTCAAACGATGGAACCAGATTTTTCAAGAGAATATTTACTTACAGCACCAGCGTTGCTGGAATATGCAGCGGCTTTAAAGGCAGTAGTATAATTCTAAAATACTAAACAGAAAGCCGTGAGAAATTACGGCTTTTTTTATACCAAAAAACAAAATGAAAGTGCTTTTTTTAAATACACCGTTAGTTTTTTCATTAATTCCTAGAATTTACCCACTTGAAAGTGATATTTTAACTTTGACTTTGCGAAAAGAAACAGGAAGCACAATTTTGAACCCTGCCTTTACTTTTACAGTTGGTCAAAAGTTAGAAATTACAATCACAACGCAACCCGAACAATTTAAGATTTTGGATAAATTTGAGTTTGAATTAAAAAAGGGAAACGAGATTCTTTATTTGGGAAAAATACAGATTTTAAAAGAAGGTACAAACATTCAAAATTTTAATTATGCCGAACAAAACGAACGATTCACGTACAAATAAAGGATTGCAAACTTTTACTTTTGAGAGTAAAGTTGAAAAGTTTAGCGTTTACCAACCGATTGACATAAAGCCAAGAGTTGGCATTGACTATATTCTTAATAGCAAAAACAACACAAACAACGCAAATTATATCACATATAAAGATGCGTATGAGGACAGCCCTACAAACAGTTCAATCTTAAACGATATTCGTACATATATGTACGGTGAAGGATTAATTGACGAGGGCGTTGGTAAAGTTAATTTAAAACAATACATGTCTGCTGAAGACGTACTTTTGACGTGCAAAGATGACGGAATTTATGGTGGTTTTGCCGTTCAAGTTATTTGGAACGAGCAAACAAAAAAACCTCTAAAAATAAAATACATTCCTGTTTTTAAATTAGGGATGAAATACAATCAATTAACTTTAGAAGTTGAAGGCTATTGGTTTTGTTACGATTGGGACAATAAACAAAGATACCGGCCAGAATTATATCCAAGGTTTACTGGTCAATATACCGAAGGTCAAAATTTAGAAATACTTTTAGTCCGACAGCCAACTTCCGAACCGTTTTTTGCGGTTCCAGATTATTTTTCTTGCATTCCTTTTGCAAAGTTTGAGGGTGGCGTTGGCAACTATGCTGCAAACTATATTGAAAATTCCGCTCACGATGTGGTAATTGTAAATTATAATCAAGGTAGACAAAGCACACCAGAACTTGCAAGGAGTGAAGCCGAAAAGGTAAGGGATAGAGTTTCAGGAACGAAAAATACCGCAAAAGTAATTGTATCGTTTAACGATAGCATTGAGGAATCGGTAACGTTTGACAAAGTGCCACCTTCAAATTTAAGTGAAAACATTACGTTCTTTACAGAAGAAGCCGAACGCAAAATAAAGGTTGCTCACGGAATGCCAAACATATTATTTAGTGGTAATAATCAAGGTGGGGGATTTTCAAATAATGCAGACGAATACTCAATGGCTTTAAAAATATTTTACCGTAAAAAAATTAATCCACGACGCCAAAATTGGGTTGATGGAATTAAGCAAATTACCGACTTGATAGATGCTTCAATTAAACCGTGGTTTAAGGATTTTGAAGAAGAAACAGAACTAGATAAAACAGATTCAGTTGCAACTGCAACAAATGTGGCAAGCGTTGACAGCGTAGTGATTGACGGGGATACTATTTCGCTAGATGAAAAGACTTTAGACGCGCAGGCAAGTTTAAAAGGTTCAGTCGGTGGCGTTCAGGCACTTCTTGAAATACAAAGTTCTTATAGTTCAGGCACAACTACGTATGAAAGTGCTATTGCGATGTTAGATTTAATCTTTGGATATGATAAACCAACGGCGGTTCGACTTTTAGGACAGCCAAAATTAAACACAACAATATGAAAATTTGGCTAACAGAAAATGATATACCAGCATTGACAAGCTTTGCTGGAAATATTGACACCGACGCTTTAAAACCGTTTATAGTAATTGCGCAAACAAACGATATTTTACCGATTTTAGGCGTAGATTTGTACAATAAAATCAATACAGATATTGAAAACGATAATTTGTCGGGGATTTATTTGGAATTTTATAATAAATACATAATCTTTATGCTGGCTTATTTTAGTTGCAGTCATTATATTGCAATAAACACGAGCCAGATAAGCCAAAACGGAATTATAAAACCAGAACAAAGGACGGATTTAAGCGAAATAAACAGACTTTCAGCACTTTACAATCAATTGGGAAATAATGTATTTTTGCAATTGAAGGAATTTATTAGATTGAATCCAGTTCCAGAGTACAAAGTAGAGCAGGTCACAAGAGAAACTAACGTTATTCAATTTTATTAAATTATGGCACAAGAAAATTTTAACGTATCAGAGCCTAATGACGGTTTGGGCGATAAATTAAGAGCTGCATTTATAAAACAACAATCAAATAATACCGAGCTTTACACTAATAAAGTAGACAAAGAAATTGGAAAAGGATTAAGTTCTGAAAATTATACAACGACTGAAAAAAATAAACTTGATAATATTGAGGATTTTGCAGAAGTAAATGTGCAATCGGATATGGCTCAAAACGATGAAACAGCAAATGATTTTATAAAGAATAAACTATCAATTTTTGGACTAGCTACAACTCAAATTATAAACGTTGGCAGTATTGGAAATGTTCCTATTCAGGACGTTGTTAATTTAGATGATGGATACGTTATACAAGGTCAAGAGCTAGGTATTAGGCTTGTAACGTCAAACGATAACGGCGTTGCTAAAAACTATTTATTTCTTGCCCCTGGCGGCAATTACGGCATAGATCTACTTCAAACAGTAGCGGCAGACTTTCAGATTTTTGGAACAGAGGGCGGTGGGGTTGTGATAAACGATACTACTCCATCACTTACAGAGGTTTATAGTTCACAAAAAGTTGAAGATGAATTAAATTTAATAGCAGGTGAAATTTTAGAAAAACAAAACATACCGCGTTTAGTCGATACCGATACAACCGTTTTAAACAACGAAATTTTACACGTAACAGCTGACGCAACTATTACTGATGTAGTTGGTGCGGTTGTAGGAGACGTTTACAAAGTAGTGGTTATAAATGGACTTGCTACCATTGGTGGTCAAATTTATGGCAAAGGCGAAACTATAGAGCGTTATTTTGACGGCACAATCTATATCACAACTTTACCAAACGGTCAAAAATACATTGACGTAACTGCAAACGCAACGGTTACAAATGATTGGTATTTGGCGATTGTTAGAATAAAAGCAACTTCTACAATAACTATTCCTTCAGGATTAAATAGACGTATAGCATTTACTTGCTTTGCTTATCCTACCATAACAGCCACTTTTGTAGCGGGTGCTGGCGAGACTGTTACAAGCGCCAAAGGTTTAGTTTTGAAAAATGGAACGACAAATAGTGTTTTTTCAGACGGACTAAATGCAGTAATAATAATTGGCGAAATGACAGTATCATGATAGTAGCTAATATAATGACTTTTGGCAGACAGTATTTAAAACCTAATACTTTTATTGGGGGAGTTGGCGCTCAGGTTACTAGCGAGGCTATTTTAGCGCTAGTATTGTCTCCTGAATTAGTGGCGTCAGATATTAAGATTTTTAAAATAACAGGATTAAACATTAGTTGCTACATTGAAAAAAGATATAATTTAATTCTTGACACATTCAATGTATTCAGTAGTGGTAACACTGGAAACTGGTTTACAAATTTTGGAAACAGCAGAACGCTGACTTATTTTTTAGATTTGGAAGGCAAAGTAATATCAGGAGGCGACCAAAACTTTCTATTTCAACAAAACTGTAATTTTGTTTTTTTGCCCCGAGTATCTGCATTAAATGCTAGTCAAATGTTTAGAGGTATTGGTGGTGCGTGCGTTTACTTAAATGGAGATTATCCTTTTATTGGGTTGACTTCCGCTAGTGTCTCTGGTAATTATTTTAATCAGTATTTTTCAAACCCAAATAAAGTGTACGCTACAAGGTTAATGCAAACTAATAATTCAGGAAACGTTGATGCTACAATAGTACAATATCTTGCAACTCAGGCGGGGGCGAACGTTCAGTACTTAGACTCTTTAGATGAAATACCTGCTGACGTACAAACAATAATTAATAACATAATATAAAAACAATGGCAAAAATTAGAACAAAAACAAAAATTAATTGGGGTGGATTTAATCCTGAAATTCAAAACACAATTATCAGTACGGCTACTGAATTGTTAAAAAACGAAAACGGATGCACGTTTCAAATTAGAGATGTTGCAATGTTGGAACATGATGTTTTAGATGAAAGCGGGAAAGTTGTTTCAACTTACGAGACCGAGTTTCAAGAGTTAAGAAACAAACAAATAGCTATCAATCCCGAAGAGTACGAGCAACTATTCCAAGCAAGCAATTTGTATATGGACGAACACTATTCAAACTTAAACACAATTCAAAGAGAAGTTAAAAGGTTAGATGTAGCGTTTTATTTGCAATTTACCTCCGACTTTTTACCGAGTGGAAAGTTGGGATATGGAACGGAAATTAACAATTGGCAAATAGTACAATAATTATGAAAATCCTACCTAATTTTATGCTTTTACCTTTTTTAATAAAAAAACCAATCTGGTTGGCAATCACGGTTCCCGCAATTGCAATAGTTCCTACCGTGGTAGACTTTATCAGACTTTGCTATATTTTGTTTTTGATGTTTATAATTGATTTTATAACTGGAGTTGCGGCTTCTTATTGTCAATGGAAAGAACTCCCAGAAAAAGAAGAAAAATGGTTTTTTGGCAAAGGCGAAGGATTTTCTAGCAAAAAAGCAAAATCATTAGGGCTAAAGGCAATAGTATATATCGGGCTTCCTTTATTGATTTTAGAATTTCAAATCATTTTAGGAATAAAAAACATTAAGTACGAAACACTTTCAGATAGCGAATTTGAACTTGCATCGCTTTCCGTTATTTTCTTTTGCCTAATTGAAGGATTTTCAATATTCCACGAAAATTTACCAAAGTGCGGTTTTAATATTTGGAGTAAAATTAAAGAGATAATTGGATTTTATAAAAAAGTAAAAACTGAAATAGAATGAAAGTAGCAATAGTAGTTGGTCATGATAAGGTAGAACAAGGCGCATTTTCTAATTTGCTTAAACAAAGCGAATTTGCGTATAATTCAGAAGTTGCAAAATTAATAGGTTTTGATACTTATTTCAGAGATACGAAGGGCGGTTATTCTACTAAGATAGCGGAACTTTCAAAGCGTATAAACGCTAAAAAATACGATTTAGTTGTTGAGTTGCATTTTAATTCCTTTAATGCAATTGCCAACGGCTGCGAAGCTTTATATTTTAAAGGCAGCGTAAAAGGTCAACTATTTGCAGAAATGTTTACAGCTAGAATAGTTCAGGAATATGGCACGACGCCAAGGGGAGCAAAGCCTAGGATTGAAGCTGGTAGAGGCGGATTATTTTTAAAGTCAATAAATGCCCCGTGCATAATTTTAGAGCCGTTTTTTGGCGATAATAAAGAAGCTTTGCTTTTTAAATGCCATTCAAAATATGCTGAAATAATTAAAGACATTTACAGATGAAACAAATAAATCTAAATTATAAAATTCCTAATTGGATTAAATGGACTGGGTGGGTTGTTTTATTTTTGGTTGTAATGTTTAAAACTTGCAGTCCAGAGCCAAAATTTGTAACTGTAAAAACGCCTGAAATAAAAGGACAATTTATAGGTCAAAAACCTAATGCGAAAATTATTCACGATACTGTTTATTTAAAAGGAAAAACAGTTGTAAAAGTAAATCCATTAAACGCTCAACTCAAACACGAAAACAGTATTTTAATAAAGCAGTTTTTAATTGTCGATTCAATTAACAAAGTTTTGCTTTACAAAAAAGCAATTGCAATAAGCACGTTCTCAACAAGTTTTAACGATGAATTTTTAGAGTTAAATATAGAAGGAATAGTTCGTGGAGAAGTTCAAGAAATTACACCAAACTATAAAATTAAATCACAAAAATTAAAGGTTC